CTTGAATATTCTGATATTTTTGTTTTTGGCATTATAGAACCACCCATCTTGATCCGCTAGGAACTGTAACTGAAACACCACTTGCTAAAGTAACAGCACCTACTGACATTGCACCATATCCACTAGGAATAGAATAACTTGTACCTATACTCATATTATTGACTACAATACCGTTAGTAGCTCTTAATACAGTTCCTGATACTGAGGCAGGTGTTGTGCTACCAACTGTAGTGCCATCTATTGCACCACCTGTAATTGCTACGCTAGAAGCAGCTTGTGTTGCTATAGTGCCTAAACCTAAATTAGATCTAGATGTAGTAGTGTTAGCTAAGTCTGATAGGTTATTAGCACGATATACATATGTTGTATCTGCACCAGTTGCTGTTACACCTAAATTAGATCTAGCAGTTGCAGTATTTGCAACATCTGATAAATTATTAGCTGGATTTAGTGGTGTGTAACCTAAACCAGTAGTAACGTCTGTGGATGTTAATACAGCAACGTCAGAACTATTTCTATATACACTTTTTTCTGCAGGGTATGTACAGAATACATCTTTAGTGCCAGCACTAAAATTAACAGCACTACCAGAGTTAGATGACTCTAGAATAGTATCTCTTGATAATGTTCCAGCACCAACTGTACCTAGACCTACCTCAAACTCTGCACCAATAACAATAGCGTAATAAGTTGTATTAGCATTGCCAATGGCTGTAGAAAATGTTTGAAAGCCATTAACTGCACCAGATAATGTAAGCGTGCCTGTACCTGTAGTGGTACTGTTCTCTCGTACCCTGTCTTTAACGACTAGAGCCATGACTTATCCTTAAGCTAATGTTACTGTAAGTGAACCAGAAGCGATTTTAAATATATCGCCAGAGTCAATTGTTTTGCTTGTATCTAATGGTGTATGGAATAAAAGATTGCCAGATGTAAGGGCATCATTTAAACCAATCCAGCCTACTGTACCCCATGAAGCTGTTGCTTGTGCAAATGTACAATCTGCATTAGATGTTGTTACACCATTGGAAGGTGCACCAAATGTAATAGCTGCTCTAGCGTATGAACCACCAGAAACTTCTGTACCAGATGCAGCGTCAGTAGGATCTGAAGTCCATAATGATACATAAACTGTAGTAGGTGATGTATACGTTGTGTTACGAAGAACTGCATTGATAAGTGCGTTCTCTAAATAATTACTAAATTCTGCCATGATTTACCTCGTAGCTAAAGAAATTGATAAGGGACTACTTGCGAACTCGCCAGACTCGTCTGAAGATGATATTGAATCTATTCCACGTTGATACAATGATGCCCAAGTTTGTAATCTTTCGTCATTCATCAAGTATGGTTCAGCTTCGCCTAATGCTGCGTACAATAACAAGTCTGGGCAATTAGCCAAAAATGCATTTGATGAATTAGTTGAGCTTAAATATGTTGGTGATCCATAGTAAAGCATATGCAATGTGTAAACACCATCTGGTACAGGTGCGAATTTAAATTCTGTTGCTAATACTGTGTACATTGTTGGAATACCAGACTCTGTTGTTCTAGCATTTCTAAAAAAGTTACTAGGAGTTTGATATTCAATTACACTTACTGGGTTTGTTTCAATGTGTAAATCACGCATTGCAAGAAAGTCACTAGGCAATGCTACTGTAGCATCACTTGCAACTGTATTTGTTGTAACATACTTTAGCATTTGACGTATACGAAGATCACGTCTTAATCTATTCTCTGCTAATGTAATAAAGTCTGGGATCTGTGTTGTTAGATCATTGCGTGCTAAGTAATCAGCTACTGTAGACTTTAGTTCTGTATATGATGTAAATGCCATTATACTGTGCCTTCTCGTGTGCGAAACACTTTGTTATCTGGGTCATTAAGAAATCTTCTAAATGCTTTATGGTCTATGACATGGAATCCACGCACAATACCTTTTTTGTTTAATTCGTCAAAGACAGTCATAGGAATACTAGCTATCTTGTTGTCAAATATATCATCACCCCAACGAGTGTGTTTATCTGTATATTTACGTTGATTGTTATTGTCCTCAATAATATCTGTAATGTCTTGTCTAGTTTCAATCACTAAACCACTATCAGTATCATGGACAACGTTTGTTCTAAATGTTATAGGTTTCATTCATTTTTCCTTTGCCTGTGTTTTGAGTGAAAACCATTTTGACAGACAAACATTAAAATACTATTAGGTAGAAGAGGCCTACCACAAAAGATAGGCCTAATCTAATTACAACTACTCTGCTAAGTCAGCAATAATTGCGTGAGCAGCTTGGTTCTTAACTTCTAATGTATATTCTACTAAAAGTTGAGTTACATCTGCGTCACCAGATTTAGCCAATTCATTTGTTTGGAATGGGCGTAAATATGCAACTGCTGCGTACTCTGGATCAAGAACAAATGCTTGTTCACCACTATCACCAGAATCTGCAGTCATAAATCTGTTAGGAACAACAGATAATGTACCAAAGTCTGATAAGTAAATATCAGCTGCACCAATGATTGTAGTAGCTTTGTTGCTTGGAGCCATATAACGTTGAGCTGCAACACCTGTAAATGCAGATACATTTACTTTTTGTGTTGGAGTTGTCATAAGAATGGTTGGAGTACCACCATTAGTATATGCAGATTTAACTGCTGTTTTTAACATTGTTTCTGTGAAAGCTGCGTCTGTACCAGATACACGAGCTGTAGTGCCTAATGAACCAGCAGTACCGTTAGTGCCACCAACGTAGTTAGAATTTAACCATGTTTGTAGACCACCAAGTGTACGAGCTGTAGTAGCATTACCAGCTGCTGCAGCTGTGTTGCTTAAAAGTGCTTTTTCCATATCACGTTTAAGTTCAGCAGAAACTTTAGCTAATTGGTAAGCCTTTTCAGATTTACGACCAGCCTTGTTAATTGCTTCCATAGTACCAGAAATCTTAATTGTTTTTGAAGAGATCTGAGTTCTATTGCCTACTCGTGTTGTTGGAGTTACTGTAATGTCAGAAGCTGTGTCACCTTCAACTACAGCGTTAGATGCTGCTGCTGCGAGTGAGTCAGTTTGCCATTCGTGATATGTTGCTGTTGCCTTTGTCTTACCAATAGAACTCATAAATGGAGTTTCTGTAGGTGAAATGTTATAAATAACATCTGACAAATCTTCTCTATTACCAATAGAGGTATAGGTTTGATACGTTGCCATGATTTTTCCTTAGATTAAATTTTCAAATAGAGCTGCAGCATCTCTGACTTTGCCAGAGCTACGCAACTGCTGTGATTGTTTCTTTACAGTTTCGCTATTACTTGCTTTAGTTTGTGCAGTACCAGATTTCAACATCTTTGGTGCGTCAGCAATCTTCTTTGTTAAGGCTGGTTTTGACTTTTGCAATTTGTCATACATCATTGCCTTATGCAATGTAACAACGTGCCTAGAATCATAGACAGAAGATAACTCTTCCTCTGAGAATCCTAAGGCTTTGCCATAAGTACGAATCTCTTTTCTGAGGTTTTCGCCTTTGGTTGGATCTGAAAACTCTGGTAGGACTTGTGCTAGTTTAGATGCTTCCTGTGCAACTCTTTCAGACATGGCACGAGCTTGTTCAGATTGTTGCACTTGTGCAATTCTGTACTGCTCTGCTCTTATAGCTTGGAGTTGTTCTTTCCTTTCAGAAAGTTCAGCAACTTTAACTGCATAGCCTATAGGGTCGTTTTCCTTAAGAAGATTTAAATCCTCTTGTGGTGACTGAGCTACGATAAATTCCTCAATAGCTTGTAAGCGTTGAGCATATGTATCACGAGCATACTTGGCTTCTTCAATAGCTTGACGTTCAGCTTCAACAGCCTTACGTTGTTCTGCTACCTCAGTAGTCTTTTTAGTGTAATCAGCACCAAGTTGATAACCTTTAACTAATTCATCAAGGGTGACTTCCTTTTCTTCGCCAGCAGCTTTTACCTTGTAGCGAGGTTGTTCCTCTTCTTCAGTTTCAGTTTCTTCTTGTTCTTCAGAATCATCTTCAGCTTCAACTTCTTCAGTTTCTTCTGCTTGTGGCTCTGCTTCTTGAGCCTCTGCTTCTACTTGTTCTTGAACTTCACCATCTGATTGCTCCTTAGAGTTCGCTGGTGTATTCATTAAACCTTCAAATGCATTGGCTGCTGTACTTACTGTAAGCTCGCCACTCCCATCTTCTGGGGTCATGGTAGTTTCACTCATTTAATTTTCCTATATATCCACTAGGGGTGGTTACCCATTTTAGAAATCTCTAAAATATCTTCCATGCTTTACTTTTAATTTCGCTAGTCTTAGCGATTGATTCAAAGTGAGCCATGAGTTCGTTATAGCAAGAGATGCGTTGATATGCCTGTTCTCTTACTTCTGTTTGTTCTGGATTAGAGTAAACGATGCGTTGCATTTGGTTGTCCACTAATTCCTTGACTGCATCTTGGAAATGCACGTCATTTAAAATATTAGCAATGGCCTGTGATTTATCAGACATTCATACTACCTTTTGCAATGTCATTGATCTTAGTAATAGAATCCATTACAGTTTTAGTTTGATTGTTCTTAGCTGTTTCAGTCATGTTAGCTGCATCTAGTTTAAGTTGCATTTCTTTCAACGCTAACTCAGCTGTCTGTACAAGTTCTTTTTGTTGTAACTCTAAAGACTTGCGTTGGTTCTCTAATTGCATTTGTTCACGATCTAATTGTAGCTTAGCAGCTTCTGTTTGTGCTCTTAGTTGAGCCTTCTCACGTTCTACCTGAGCTAATATTTCAGCTGCTTGTGTATTAGGATCAGCCTTTTGTTGTGATGCTTGTTGCATAACTTGTTGTTCAATCTCTGGAGTAATCTCATTCATGAATGCTGTAGCATCTTTGAACCCAGCCATGTGTACAAACTTAGCTAATGTATCTCTGTATTGTTTAATTGAGATGAGTGGATTGTTTACACCATAAGCCTGTAAGATTTGTTCTTGCTTACCTAAGATCATTTGCATAGTAGCAAGTTGTTCTTGACGTGAGCCAGTACCTAAACCTACGTTGATAGTTACATTGTATTCTGTATCCCATTCACGAGGATCAAAAGGAACAAACTTACCATTAATACGAAGCGTTCTTACTGTATCTTGATACTTGCATAGTAATTGTAAGATACCTTTGAATAGTGATTTAACACCTGTTTCTGCAAAGATACGAGCAATCA